AATTTTTTCGCGCCCGATGTGCTCGGGCATCGCCGGACCGGCATTACTCCAATCTAGGTAATCCCAGATGGACTTCGGCATTACTTCTTCTTAGGCCGAATCTTGCCCGTTCCCTTGTCGGCCTTATTGAATTCCTTGGCCACCTTGGTCGGGATACCCAATTTTTTGGCGAATTTTGGATTATGTGCAGCCGCCGCCATCGTGCGAGCCTGTTTTGCAGACTTACTCGGCATATTCGCCTCCATAATTTAAAAAGACCCACCCCCGGTTAAGGGGATGGGCAAGGGGGCCGGTGGGATGGATTACTTGCGGTCGTCGATCAGCATGTCTTTGGCGTGCGGCTTCGTCGCCGCGTCCACCATCTGTTGCGTCACCAACGTGGTGATAACCGCGCCCTGCTTGACGCCGTTGAACAGGATGTGGGCAAGCGGGTTGCGCATTTCGACGCCCCACTCCGCCAAGATCATCCGGGTTTCCGCATCGCCGAGCTTGGCGAGGGGAATGGTTTTGAAGTTGCGGTAGAACGCGGTCGCGAGGAAATCCGCATCGAGGATGAATGCGAGATCAGTCGCCAACCACCGCGACGGCATGACCTTGATGCGACCGAAATCGGTGGCAATGATGTCCACCGTTGCGACCACTTCTGTCTTGCCGACGAGGATTTGCGAACCGTTGCGGCCATCGAAGGTCGACACAGTGCGCTTGATCGCCGGGGGAACAATCATGTTGTCCGGCGAACCACCATTGGTGTATGCCTTCTGCATCGCATCGCCCACCATAACTTCGGTGAACGCGAGTTGCGAACCAGCAACGACCGCAGCGAATGCGTCAGTAGCTAGAACAGGAAGACCCGCAGTAACGCCGATAACAGCACCGGCAGCAGCGCCGAGCTTATCAGTCGCGCGACCAAGCCAATGAGCGATAGCTTCGGTCTTTCGGGCAACGGCGGTAGCATCGCCGTCAACACGAGCCTGACGGGAACACATGATGGTTTCCATATCCGACTTGAGGATTTTGGACGCCATCGCCATCTGGTGGCCAAGCTCGGAGCCTTTGCCAGCGGCATCGGCGGCTTCCTGCGAACCGGAGACAGTCGCATCGCGCTTGGAAATCTGCGCGACGTTGGTCAACCGAACGGTCGGGGTGGAAGCGCCGTTGACGTTCACGAAGCCTTCGAGTTGGGCGTTGTTGGGATCAACAACGGGAAGGTTCTCGGTCTGCCAATCGAAAGTGCGGTTCTTGGCATTCCGGCGTCGGGACATCGACATCACGGGGGTGTCGAAGGGATCGATGTTGTAGATGGAGTTGGAAAGGTCTTCGCGGTTGCCTTTCGCTCCGTAGGTGGTGAATGCACCAGTGGTTACAGGCATGGGTTAGTTACCTCTTGCAAGAAGTTGATCGAACACAACGGCAGCATCATCGAGCTTACCGGTGCGGCTGAGCCTCTTCATTGCCGAGCTAACCCCCTTTTGAGCCGTACGCGACTTAGCGCTTCCCGCTCCCGGAGTTACTGGCTTGCCTTGCGGCTGTCGAACGACTGGCTTGGGCTTGGCGGCCATCATTCGGTCATACTTCGATGCCTTCAGGAGAACCGAAAGCATCCTGCTGTCGTACACTTGCGACAATTCTTCTTCGGTGAACCCGGAAGCAAGGCCAGTCTGGCGCATCGACCTCATGTCCTTGGCCTTCTTCTTGGGGTCCGCCCAATTCTTGCGATTCGCGGCTTCGAACTTTGCCGCTTCTTCCTCAGCGAAAGCAGCTAGCTGAGCGTGATTGGATTCCTCCATCTTCTTGTGGGCTTCGTCCATCTGCGCCTTCATCTGGGCGCGGAACCCGTTAGCCTTTTCGTAATAACGTTGGAGTTCCCGAGCGTGGGCGGGGTCCTTCTGGAACTCCGCATCCCAATCTGGCTCCTTGGGAATCATCTGCTCCATGTGCGCTTCCATCTGCTTAGCGACATTCATGGAGTATTCGTAGTTATGTACGGCATCGGCAGCGGCGCGGCGAACAATCTTCTTCGCCTCGTCCAACTGGTTCATACGTTGATGGAAGGTCTCGGTGCGAATATAACCGTCGAGAGCCTCTTTGATGGTTACTTCAGCAGGTTTTCCATCAACCGTGACTTCGACTTTTCTTGCAAGGAGAGCGGCTTCTTCTTCATCCTCGGCCCCTTCCTCTCCAGAATCGTCATTTTCGTCGTCGGACTCGTCTTCACCAGATTCGCTATCCCCGTCGGCATCGTCGCCGTCGCTATCTGATCCATCTTCTTCGCGAGGATTCCTTGGACCGGCCTTACCGTCTTTGGCATAGATAACCTCCTCCGGATCGAGTTCATCATCGCCTCCGCCTTTCGCGGGGCTCTCTTCGTCGACTTCGTTCCCACTGGTAACGTTGGGGAACATATCTTCGATTTGGACCGGGGTGCTTGCCTGAGGTTCGCCAGCCATTATTTATCCCCTTTATTATACTTCTGCCTCATCTTGTTATCGTTGATGAAGTCTTGAAGCTGATTTCTGATGTCGACGATGGCTTTCATGGTAGCATGCGCCCCGGTGGCTGTCAAGCTACCTACATCCGCGTTTACTAGTGTTCCAGCGGCCCTGGAATATACTTCGTTCATAGCCGAAATGAACACATCACTGGCGAGCAAATCTTCCGCCCGCCCCGCCTTTTCTTGCACCTCGTGGTTGGATAGGCGCGGAACTTCCGCCTTAGGGTCCGGTATTTTGTTTTCCATCTTACTGCCCTGCTATCGACGGAACGGGGATCGGGGGCGGAGCAGGCGTCGGCACTTCCTGCGGCGTATTTTCGGATCGGACTTCTTCCTCGTCCACATCCACAGCGAATTGGGCCTCTATCTTCGCCGCGTCCAAGAGTCCTTTGACAACCATCTGATCGCGGCGGAAATCATCGTCGACACGAAGTTTACGATCCTCGTAATTCGACTTCGAAATTTCCTTTGCCATTGTGACACGATTCTTTTCCATCTCGCTCTGCGCCAACAAGGTAGCCGCGTCCGGCTCTTTGGGCGTTTCGGCAATAGCTTTGACCTGCTCTTCGGTGATCTCGCGATAATACCGGCCCACATTCTTCACATTCGCAATGGCCAATATATCCACTAAGGTATTCCGGAACTCTTGAACTCCACATAGGGGGTTCTCCACGCCGAATTGGGTCATAATGGTGGTCTGGGTCGCCTTGACGTCCTGCAGAACCATCAGGCGTGTCATATCCGACCCCTTTCCAAGAGTCGGATTGACACTTACGCGCATGGTTGGATCGAAGGTAGAGGGGTTAACATCCACCCATTTGCCGCGAAGCTGAACCGTGCGGGTCTGATTGGGGCTGTTGACAATCTCACGGAGCAATCCGCGAAATAGCTGCTTCATCCCGGTTTCGGCCAAAATGCGGGCACACAGTTCGATCCGTTCCTGTGCCCCTTGGACGATCGCATCAATACCGGTTACGTTCGTGCTCTGCAGAGCGCGAGGATCGACTCCCTTCGATGCGTCCGAGATACCGGTGCGGGACTGTCGAAGTTGCTCCATAACTCCGAACATCTGGAAAACGGGCTGGCCCACGAATTGGTGCGTAATGGACATCACCGCTTCTTGCGGGGCACCCGTTGTACGGATTGGCGCACCGATCTCGTCGTTCAGAACGTCGTCAGTGTTGGTAATGGTCTGGTTGAACACCGTCCTAGGCCAAATGGACTGTGCAAGCGAGTCCAGAGAGCCCCGGAGCATATTCGTCTTGATGGTCTGGATATCTTTCACAAGATCAGCTGGAGTATCGCCGACCAAAGTATGAGGCTCAGGATCAGGACACCATACAGCGAAGTTTGCGTGTTGGACGACCTCATCATACAGAATGAGATGATCGTCACCAATAGTATGAATTTCTCTAAGTTCGGCGATCCCGTCGTTATCTTTATCGATTCTAATAAAATAGCAACCATACCGAACGTCCCAAGCGTCGGACAGGTCCCCCTGATCGAGTCCTTGGTTTCGGAATAGACGATCGGTGGAATAGTTGTCCGACGTCTGGTTCATATACTCGGATATTTCTTCCAGGTCGTAGCCCTGCTTGACCAGTTCCGACACATTTATGATCTGGTCGTGGCCGATCAGCGGCGCATTCTCAACGTCCTTGGCCTTCCGCGACACTCGGAACTCGTCCAACGGCACCGACGTAATGCGCGTGAGCGGCTTCGCCTTGACGAAGCGTATTCGAATACTGCCGAGAATATCCGGGATTTGC